GTCTTACGGTGTTGACTTTCCCAATCTTCTGGGCATCAACTCTCGCTTGAATCTGGTTCTTGAGCCATCCCGTGCGTAGCTCTTGTTCAATTTGTCTGGCAAGTTCTCCGTCAATGTTAATCATAAAAAATGGTGGGTAGTACTGGACTCGAACCAATGATGCCCGAAGGCGGGAGATTTACAGTCTCCTGCAATAGCCGCTATGCGAACCACCCAATAAAATGGAGCCGAAAGTCGGATTTGAACCGACGACCAGTGGTTTACAAAACCACTACTCTACCAACTGAGCTATTTCGGCAAAAATGACCTCGTCTCTCCGAGGTGTCACACCACTTTCTCAGCACCACTTATTGTGCCACAGAACGCAGGTGTCGCGGAGGAAGCTACTAAGCAGCGGTGAAGGTGAACTTGCCGAGACCCTTCGGGTTCCCGACAACCAAACCAGCAACCGCTTCGATGAGGCGGCGAGGACCAGCACCAGCGTCAGGCAATGGGCTGACTTCAGCCACGTTGCCACCGTAGCGGACTTCGATCTGGCTCATGTCCAGAACCAGACCCAGCCAGCCCTGAGACACAAACGATCCCGTGGAAACAGACCCGATCCATGTCGTGGGGTGCAAGCGGACCGTCCCGAAGTCACCTTGAAACACATCCATGCTCTGGATGTAAGTGTCAGCGGCAGCATCACGCTGGAAGGTCTGCACCTTGGTTGCACCAGCCGATGTGGTCGTAGCGGTCGTCAGCGCAGTCGTGCCGAGCAGCCCCGTGAACGCACGCTTGAGGTCCGTTCCAACGATGCAGTCAAACGACTTGTACTGACCCGTGATGTCGAAGATCGACTTCAGCAAGCCCTGTACGAGCGTGTCCGTGAGGTTGGCCGCTGCGCTACCAGACCCAACACGCGAGGTGGCAGGAGTGGTGAGGTCGAGCGTTCCGTCAACCAAGCTGGGAAGACCAGTTCCAACGCTTGCGTCACCGTTGGTCCATTTCTGGATACCGCAAGTGAGGTAAGGGACGGTCCCGTTGTCTGCTTGACCAGACTGCATGGACGTAAACGTGGTTTCCATGTCACGCTTGATGCCGATGATGCCCTTGGACACGTTGTCAGACAACGAGTCGCGGACACCTGCAACGTCAGCAATGTCCTGAGACAACTTGGACACCCCAGTGGCACGCCGGAAAATCTGTCCGTAGTTGCCAAGCTGTTTGCGGTACTCAACAACATAGTTGCTGATACCAGTCGTCAGGTTAACGTCAGTGCCGTCAACAACGCCACCCACTTGAGGAGTAGGGTTGGTGTCTGCCTGCCATTGAAACAACATGTTTCCGGGCTTTGCACCCTTGCGAGCCATTGAGACAAACGGGGTATCCCGTGCGTCAACAAGGGCAATCATGTCAGCGAGGTCTTCGCGCTTACCGCGTCCAGACAAATTAGGTTCAGTGAGAATAGGCATAGGAATAAATGAGTGAGACTGAATTGAAGGGTTATACGAACCCCATTGCTTTAACCAAGTCGCTCAACCCTTGTTGATCGGAAGAGTTCTTCATAAACTTCTGCCGAGCTTTGGCGATGTCGTTTTGAGTTGTGGATGTAGTAGGGACTGCTCTCGCAGATGGCTGCACGGGGGCGCGTTTGATTTGCGTGGGAGCTGCGGCTTTCTTTTTTCCCTGCATTTCTGCATAAGCCTTTGCACCTAAGACAACCAAACCAGCAACGTGTTTCCAGTCTGCTCTGCGCTTCTTTAGCTCAGGGAACTCTTTCAAAACCTGTTGAGCAACTTGGTACTCTTCGGTTTCGGGTTTGTTCCACCAAGGGAAGTTAGAGTTCACATCAGCTTCCGCTGCTGCCTGCTGTTGCAGGAATTGCAGCCTTGCTGGGAGTTCCAACTCCTTCCGCAAAATAGCCTTCTTCTTCATGGCGCGGACTTCAACGTCAGAGAGTTCAGGTCCATTGCCGTCTGCACTTGGAATCTGTCCTCCGTTGGCGTTGTCTTCGCACCACAAAATGATGTTCAACGCACGCTTGTACTCCTCTTCCACCTTTTGCTGGGTGTCCAAGGTTTGGACGTAATCGTCGAACGCAACCTCCGCTACAGGAGCAGAAGACTTTGCGTCCTCCAACTCTTTCTGCAACTTCAATAGCGCAGCCTTTTGCGATTCTAATTCAGCTTGAGCGGCCTTTTTCGCAGCAACAAGTTTGTTGATACGTTTCTGGACACCCTTACTCAAAGAACTGTCATCAACCTCAGGTTGATCGGAATCCTCTTCAGACAGATCGTTTTCCTCACCAGAGGAAACGGGGTCGGTCGATTCATCCTGTCGCTCCATTGGAGCCGGAGCTTGCTGTTCCTCCTCGTCAAGGAAACTACCTAGCAATCCTTTCAGACTGTTTTGGTCAAGAATACCGAGTTTGTTCGCAACGGAATTGTCTGCCTCCTGACCCGCAGAATCAGGCTGTACACTTTCTTCATTCATGGATTTAAGGCTCCAAGTTCCTTTTATTTATTCATTCCAGTAACGCTGGAAAGCCCGTTATTGGCCTTTTACCAAATCTTCTTCCTCAGTCAAGCCATTTAACTTTCTGGCTTCTTGTCTTAGGGAAATCAGCAAGGAGTAAATCATGTTTACCCCGTCAGCTTGTCCGCACGCATGAACACGATCTTCGCCCTTCTGCTGTGCGCTAATTGCATGCATCCAAAGGGATTCCTGCGTTTGCTGAATGACCTTCAGCACCTCGTCCCAGACAAGGTTTGTGCCGATAAACCCGAAAGCATTGCGCTGATTTTGAGTCATCATGTTAAGCCTGTTGCGACACTGGGGTTACTCCGATGCGTCCAATCTGAGCGTTCTGTTGCTGCATCACACTCATCTGCAAGCTCTTAATGTAGTTCTGGAACAGTGCTTGGAAGTTCTCATCCTGTTGCAAAGCACTCTGCGCCTTCGGGTTTGCTTGCATGATCTGCTGCGCGTACTGAAGTTTTGTCTGAGCGGTAGGATCGTTTTCTTGGTACAGAGCTTCGTTGCCGAGCAACATCATGCCAATGTCTGTCTGAACATCCTTGAACATCTTCTGAGAAGCCTGCTCTTGATTCATAATCAACTCGCCAGCCATTTCTGGGGCAATCGCTTGAATCATCATTTCCGTAAGCCTGTTTCGGTTTAAGACACCACCGCTATCAAGCTGGGAAATTTTGGTAAGGAAGTCGATCTTCTGGGCAACGTATTCCTTGTCCATGTTCATCACATCGAACCTGACATTGAGGTCAAACTCGTTGTGAATCTCAGACAAGTTCTGAGGCAGCGTGCCGCCAGTGATGCGCTGAATCTCTTGCGGTGTCATGTACTGACAACACAGCGCAAACATCTGCCGAAACACGGATCTCCATGTCATCAACCATGAGTTGATCAACGCTTGCTGTAGCATCTGAGTCTTTATGGGAGGAACCGCAGGACTCATGGTTCCGAAATACGCAGCATGGCTTGCCTCTACGCGAGCAATCAAATTGAATGCCGTACTTGGCTCACGGGCTGGCGGGTCCATGAACGTGTAGTCATTTTGGTTGGTTACAGGCAATGCAATCCCCGGCCCTACCTTATTGATTGAGCCGATGCGCTTTACAACTTTGATTGGGGGAAGCGTTGAGAAAGCTGTGTAGTCGCGAATCGAGTCGTGCTGCGCCTTGATTTCGTCTTGGTCAGTCGAAGCAAGTTCAGGGACACCACGGGTATCAACCACAGCCCTGCGTAACTGCTCGCGGCGAAACTCGACAAACGGATACTCTCCGTGAGCGTAATCCAATCGTTCGTGAATTGCATAAGACGATGAATCTTCGTATCTGTTGGACGTAGCCTGTGGACAAATGACGGTGTAGAAAATTGCAGGGGCGTCTCCGTCCATGCTTTTGGTGTAGCAGTAGACTACTTCCACCATATTGCTGTAGTTCAGCCCATTGTAGACCAGCATGTCCGTTGTGGGCAGCAGGTTGATGTTGTACAGCGAGCTGTTTTTGCCGAGTTGCTGCAATGCACGGTCAACCCAGTCAGCATTCCACCCTTCAGTCGTGATTTTTTCACGCAATTCGACCTCAGACATCCACGTTCTGCGGAAAATCACACGCGCACGCTGCAAATCCGCAGCTTCAGGAGGAAAAACGATTTCATCCCAAGGCTTGAGTGCCACAACTTCAGGCAAATTCCGGCTCACATACTCTTCGGAGTACGATGTCTGACCAGTTGTCGCCAACTCGTTGACCATTCGCTTGGTTTCTGCTTCCGAAACGCCAACCAAAGCGAGTTGCATCATGCCAGCAGCCTGTTCAGGTGCCGTCATAATCATGTTTGGAAGCTCCACAAGCTCTGGAATTCCAGATTGCATCGCCATTTCGATGACTTGATCCATCGTGATAGACTGCGTGCGCTTGCTGATGTTTTGTTGCCAGCCC